GTCTGATAACTTTTTAATTGATACGGTAATAATCGTGTCTTTAGATGCATTCGTTTCTGCCTCTGTTTCCGTGCTTCCATCCTCTTCCAAATCCGTACCCGCATAATTTAAAACCTGATCATATGCAACATTATAGCTGTCCAATTTTGAATAATCATAATAAACATTCTCGACAACTTCTGCATCATTGATCAACTTCATTTCTGCAGTTTCCACATGGTCTTTAAGCAGATTCAAAACTTCTGAAAGCTCCAGATTGTTGGCAATCAATTCGGAGTTTGAGATGCTAATCTCAATCATTTCTTTGTTCTGCCAACGAGTTACGTTTTTCACCGGTACTGTCTTACCCGATGTTAAAACTAATTTCTGCATATAAAATCCTCCTTAGATTTTTATATAATGCCGTTTTATCGGCTTGTTACCTAAATTATGAATATTATGCATTCGGATCATTGCCTACTCAGTCTCTTTTCTATCCAAAACACCAACCAGCAAAAGGGAGTGATAAATAATGAAGCCATAACTACATTAAGTAATCCATCACAGCTCACACATGCCGGTTTTTATAGAATTGCGGCCTGTTCGGCGGATGTGAATAGTCAGGTTGAAGCAGATTCCATGAAATTCACAGCTTATACAACAGGAGATTTTTACGCTTTCCTGCTTGGACATCAAGTAACAACTTCTGGTTGTCGTTATGGCACATTAGTTATTACATCCCCACGTTTTGTTGGTACTTTTTGGATTGCACGGATCTGGGAGTATAAGTTCGTTGGATGGTTTAAGTTTACTGCAGCATAAATATGTTCATTATGCGTCTATAGAGTTTTTAAGCGAACAAAAGTTACACATCCAAACGTATCAATTGCGGAACCAGAGCTCTGAGAAGCTTGAACTTTAATACTTCCGGATACATTAGTTTTAAAAATATCACAAACACTCAAACGTGCCCAGTTATTCGAGGCCGCACGAACACATTCAGTAGCAAGCTCAAAGGTACCAGACGATGTTGAAAAAGCAAGTCTACCTTTCCTGTCTCCTGTTGCTGATAAGGATTGAAATTCAATACGGGCAATAGCAACATATACGCCAGGGGAAATATCAATAGATTTTATGTCTGTGTAATTATCAACCGATGATGTTATTGATTGAATATTTTGACCTGAATTGGTAGTATTTTCTTCGTTGAATTTTTTATACACCTCATTTACGGCTTTACTGCTGGCACACACTCCATTCGCCGCAGCGCCACCCGAAGCAGTATAACTGTCTGATAACTTAACATGGCCATAGGAACTGGCAGAGCCCAAACCATATGTATTTGCAGTGCTCGCATGGTTTTTGGGGGCAGTATTTTTCTGGTTGGTGTTTAGCACATTATAAAGGTCCATCAATACCTTGCCCTGCGCCGCCGATAGCGGCAGTTTAGCATTGTCCGTGACGCAGTTATTTACGATCTGCCCCAACAGGCACACCCCCTTCATCCAGTTCCGGATATCCGCAAAAAACTTCTGGACCTTCCCCAGGACCGTCTTGGCGCTGTCACCTGCTGCAGGTACTGGATACTCAGCCTGGGACGCCTTCACGGTCGTGATCACAGTCTCTGAGATGTCGCCGCCAGATGCGTCTGCTTTCTTAGCCAGTTCCTCATCAATCTTCTCCGCATTCTCATTGATCTTGTCGATCTCAACAAAATCGTCTTCATCAGGCATATTTAAGCCAAAATTTTTTGTTATCTTCATCTGTTTGCTCCTTTCTGCCACTTCGCATCCTCATGCAGCCCAGCCCAGGTCTCCGCCTTAAGGCTTCCCCAGGTTACGCTTTTGAATCGAGACCATCGGTTAAACACCACATACACATCCCGTACCATATTTGCCGGCACCATGTTATTTACAATTTCCCGGACATTGTCCGTAAGCCGCACTGATGCCAACTTTACACCGATATGCACTGTGTACTCATTAGGCTCCACAAGCAGAACATAATTTTCAGCACCGCCACACAGTACATTCAGCACCTCAATCAGCTTATTCTGCGTATACGGCAAATTCGACACAAAGTAACCTTTTATCCTGCGGACCCGGTCTTCCGGCGTATCGTCCGGCAATGGAACGATTCCAAGCATATTCTCCAGTTCAGAGCATTCATCTGCGTCCATTGACGTTAAATAACGGTTATCAAGCACGCTCTTCAACGCTCCCCACAACCGTTTTATTTCAATGTCTGCTGCCTTACTGATTTCTTTGAATTCTTTCATGTTTCCGATATGTTCCGGCCAGTACAGGCTAAAGCTACGGCTAAAATCATTCTCATTCAATTGTCGTTACCTCCATTGTTGAAAAAATCGGGATAGCATCCGCATCCAGCACCAGATTTGCACCGGCACCATTCAGCGTTGTTCCAGTGATATCCGCGATGCCTTTCACATCCAACACAGCCGATTCCAACCTTGATATGTAGACGGTCAGATTGTTTGATTCTTCCCATGTTTTGGCAAGGCCGTGCAAATACTCTTTCACCTTATCCTCTATGGCCGTTTTCAAGCTGCTGTAATCATAACCGCTCTCAAACTGGATCGAGGTCTGCACGGTTACGCTTTCCGCAGTTACTGCTGCCGCGGTGAAATCGTGCCCGATTGGGGCCACCCCATAACCTTCGGATGGAGTCGGGCAAAACTGTCCCTGCACCTGGCTTACCAGATATTCCGATGGTGCTGTAAAGTCTGACGAAATCAACACGGCCTTGACCGTTCCGCCACCGTTCCATACCGGATAAATCTTTGCCCCGCCAATCCCGGTCACAGCCTTCAACTGCTCCTTATATGCGGCTATATTTCCGGCAAAAGAGGTCGTGGTGAAGGATTCCAGGTATCTTTTATAAAAACTGTCCTGTGATTCATAATCTTCCCCCGGCGTCAACAGCTCCGTGATGGTGCAGCTGTTCAGGCCGTCCACGAAATCAATCATGCTCACCTCGCCTTTCAATCCGTTCGGCCCGCTTCCAGCCTCCTCACATATCATGCGGTAACTTCCATCTTCCAGTTTTTCAACTATCCTGTAGTTATACGCTTTTAAGTTTGCCCTGGCTCCGATCGGCACTTCTGCGTCTGCCGTTGCCTTTACCTCTGCACAGCTTGCTTCCTTCGGAGTCAGGCCGCGATCTGCTGCGATCAGTTTCAGATGCTCATAATCTGCTGTGCTTGCATGAGCCTGTTCACCGATAAAATCCATCTGGATATAGATTTTCTCCAGCTCATAGGCCAGCACCGACAGCGCATTAAATACCAGGCTTCCCTCTGTTTTCAGCACATCGTCCGACACACTGCCCTGCGCACGCGCCAAAATGGCGCTATATGTTTCATTGCTATAAGTTGACATCGTACTCCTCCTTTATGCTTCCAAACAGCGTCTGAACGGAAAATGATACTGTAATATTCGAACCGGTCCGCTCAAAAGCATAATCATCAATTCCGGTAATGTACTGGTTCACCTTAAGGGCCTCTTCAATTTCATCTCTCAGATCTGTCTCCAGGTACTCATCTGTCAGTGTCTGGCCCACATACTGCTCTAAATCAGCACCGTAGTTCCATGAATATATCGGGTACCGGAAACGCTGCGTGTGCAGGCAGCACCATATCCAGACCTTAATAGCCTCCACGCCTTCCACGATTCGCCCCGTCAGCTGCCCGGTCTCAAAATCCACCTCGTATTCCTTCGGCATCTCCACAACTGCTGCCGTGGCCGTCTGGGCCTGTATGGTGCTTGATAAATAACTCGGTAATATACTCATCCGCCACTCACCACCCTGTCTAAAATCACATACTTTGTATCCGACAACTGAAAAAGAGCTACCACGTCCCCTGCTTTCAGCGGCGCACTGTAGCTGCTCTTATCCTGGTGCGATTCCGGAACATTAACCTTTGTGCAGACAGAAGCAAGCAGACGGTCCGGAATATACAAGTCCTCCGCATATATTGGCAAGTCCCCAATGCTGCAGGTTCTTGCTCCGGTCATTGTCGCCAACTGGATCGGGGCGGTGTTGTTAACCGCTCCCTGTTCCCGCATCATATTCACCATCTCTGCAAAAGGGTCCGTCATTTCTTATCACCGTCCTCTTCCGTTTCAATATCTTTCTCATCCATGAGCTGTTCAAAAGACAGCTCCAGCTCCATCTGGTACGTGCCGCCCTGCCAGGTGTGCTTGTCCGTCTTGATCCAATATTTTCCATATAGTCCGGTAGCCGCATCCTTCACGGCCACGGAGTAACCGTTGAGACAGTTTCTGTCTCCGATAGCCGACAAAGATATGTTCTGTGTCGGATTTACCTTTAACATGTTTTTGGCCGCTGTTGTTGGATCCACGCCTTTTTCCACCGTATAAACATCCTGGAATGTTCCAAACTTCTGCAGGCTGGTATCATCCTTTATCTCACCGACCTGGTTGCCCTTATCATCATAGATTTTCACAGTGTTTTTGATGCCGTCCATGGTCTCCGATATAGAAGCCGCTGCCACATTCAGTTCATCGGATAACGTAAAGTTGCCCACTGTATACACCGCCGGCCATACTCCAAAAGCCCGCTGCCAGATCATAGGCAGATACCGGTTCCCGGTTATCCTGTATGCCTGCGTGTAAGCACCCATGATAATGTCATAAAACGCTTTGGAATCACAGATCATGGATTTGATGTTGATTCCGGTCGGCTCCAGATGATTATAGGGCACCTGGATGTCTGCCAGCACCTGCGCCGCTATGGCTTCCGGAGTTGTGTTTTTAAAGTTATAACGTCCGTTCGATTCCAACAGATTCTTCATCATATCATAGGCGGTATATGTGACCGTTCCGATGGCCGTAGACCGCTCTATGCTAAAAATCTGGCCATAAAACAGCTCTTCGCTTCCAACCAGGAAGGAAATATAATCCCCCACACAGGCCGCCGGAATCTTTAACCCAGAATCATACGGATCATTTAAAACTGTAAATTCCACGGACCGGCCAGCACTTAAAATGCTACCGGACCATGTCACAGATTCTACAGCATTCGAAATATCATAAATAACATTCTGATCAGGTTTAATTAATTTCAACGTCATGTTTTCGCCCCCGGAATGGTCAGCACTTGTCCCGGCTTGATCAGGTTCGGGTTGCTGCCGATCACACTTTTATTTTGTTCGTAGATGGCCTGCCAGCTGGTGGAGCCTGTCAGTTTCCGTGCGATTCCGCTTAGAGTATCACCGGATTTAACCGTGTAGCTCTGCGTAGATGTCTGAGTCGCTGGTACTTCTCTAGTTGCTGTTTCTGCTGCAGTTGGTACTGTTGGGGACTCCTTTATCAAGGTTGACGACGGAATACTGACGTGGCGATATTCCTTTATATCCAGCGTATAATTAATATCTCCTGTACCGTCATTCTCTCCCCACTCAAAAGATTCAATAGTTGCGTACATATTGATACCAGCACCAATTATTTTGAATTTCATTTTTCCAGCACGCTTTATCTTTTCAACACGCTCCACCATCTTTTGCGGTTTATCACTACGACAATCGCAGTAGCTATTATCGTAGTATCGCGGAAAAAAGCTTGGAAATCTAATGCGTCGCAACTTCTGTTTACCAAGCAAATTTACTTCGCCCAAATCGCACACCGTCACAGAAGTGTTATCCTGCTCCGATGTTACTGTGTATTCCGATGGCAAGACCGGTATTCTCATCCGGTCACCACCACCCTCAAGCCATATCTGCAACTGGAACACCTCCCATATTTCCGGATGCGGCTTTCATTCTGCGCATCAGTTCATCTGCAATACGCACGATATCAGCATCTTCACGCACCACAATCTCATCAGCGAGCTTTGCGATATTTACAGACTGACCCTGCCCAGCTTTTGCCATCTGCATAGATACATCATGCGGATAAATGCGGGTGCCCTGAGGCAGATCTAGAATCTCACCGCCTCGCTCATGCACCTGCACCAGACCGCCACGCCAGGAGCGGTCTCCAATAGCTCGTCCAGACACCTTTTTCGTATTGATTGCTCCGGAGTTTCCTTTGTCCATGCCGAAGATAGCCTGAACGCCATTGACTATGCCGCCGATTGCCCCGGTCACAGTTGATATAAGACCCATAATCTCATCAACAATTCCGCCGAAGATCTGTTTCACGCCACTCCATGCCTTTTCCCAGTCTCCAGTAAATACGCCTGCTATAAACGTGGTAATGCCTTGAACCACGTTTATAAATCCTGTAATGTACTGCGTAATTCCCGCAAATGCACCCGCAAAGAATGATACTGCCGCACCGCAAGCGCCAGCAATCACGTTTCCAAACACATCCATAACCACAGGTGCCGCTTCCATGACCTTATCAATAAACGGCTGCAATGCATCTTTGATTTTCTGAAAATTAGCACTGATTTTTTCAAACGCCGGAGATGCGCCACTCAGGCCCGCTTTGAACGTATCGAAATGCGTCTTGATCGCAATCACCGCAATGGCCAGCGCTGCAATCACACCCAGAACAATACCAACCGGTGACGTGATGGCCGCAATTGCTGCCTTGGCCAGTCCGGCACCTGTATGCAATGCCTTAAATCCACCAGCTGCCTTTGATGCAATGCCGATAAATTTATTGACGCCCATGCCAACTCGTCCAATCGTAGATATCACCTTGCCGAATGCTATCAGGCCGGGTCCAACCGCTGCCGCCATTGCCGCCCATTTGATAATCTGCTTCTGCTGGGCTTCATCCATGTTGTTGAACTTGTCCAGCAATCCGGTAACCTTTTCAACAAAAGGTGTGATGGTATTGGCCACCGTGTCACCAACCGTGTACTTAAATACATCAAACGATGATTTCAGCTTTTCCACCGCACCGCCCGGTCCAGACAGCAGCGCATTCGCCATATTATTCGCGGCTCCGGTCGAATCTTCCAATCCAGCTGTATATTGTGCAAAGGTATCTGGAGACTGTTCGATCAGTGTCAGCCACTTACCCATCTGGTTCTTTCCGAAGATGGTCGATGCCGCCGACATTTTTTCCTGATCATTCAGCCCAGCAAAAGAATCATGGAGTTTCTTCTGCATGGTCTGCATATCGTCCATCTTGCCAGTAGAATCAAAGAAATTCAGTCCCAGCTGTTTCAGAGTATTGGCTCCCTCTTTCGCCGGTGAGGCCAGTCTTGCCAAACCAGTTTTCAATGCGGTTGCGCCCTCTGCGCCCGTTACACCGGCGTCTCCGAACACATCCGTGATAACTGCCAGATCTTTAAATGACCAACCAACGGAATCCAGCATTGGGCCAGCTGTAGACATCGCATCAAACAGGTCCTGAACCGTTGTATTCGCCTGCGCCTGAGCCTTTGCAAGCATGTTGGAGGCATCCATAGCATTCAGCCCCTGATCAGAAAAGATTTTCAGGGCATTACCCACACCTCCGGTAATTACAGACAGATCTGTTGCGGTACCAGCTGCTAGGTCCATAGCCGGTCCAATCATGTCCGCCGCCTGCGCTGCGTCAAAGCCCTGTCTCGCAAAGTTCAGCGCCGCATCTGCCGCGTCCTGCATGCCATACACAGAATTGGCCGCCGCGGACTTGATTGCGTTTTCCAGGCCTTTTGCTTCGGCATCCGTGGATCCCATTGTCTGCTGCACCAGTTTCAATGACTTATCTACGCTTCCAAATTCCGTTGCAGAAGCTGCTGCCAGACCGACAAGCGGCATTGTCACCGCTGCAGTGGCCTTTGTCCCAAGGCTTGAAATTCCATTGCCAAACTTCTCTACGCTCTTCCAGGCATTCTGTGCCTTTTTGGTTCCTGCTGTCAGAGTTCCAATCGTTTTATTGAAGGAGGCTGTAAAATTATCAATCAGGTTAAACCGCACATCTACATCTTTTTTAGCCACGAGTTCACCTCCTTACAGGTTATGTTTTGCAATCATGTTGCTGATTTTCTCCGTCATGAGTTCCGGATATTTCTCCTGATACTCCTGCCGCGTCCGTTCCGCGTAATGCCTGCCAGGAACAAAACCGCCAGTATAACGGCCATGAAAGTCATACTTTGCGTGACCATTCTCCACCAAATGAAAATGAGGGGCACGGTTGGTGCTCGTCACAAATGAGCTGGCGCCTTCCTTTGCCCCTGCTATCTTCCATTTTCTGATTCTATTCCCATACTTGCTCGGCATTTTTGCATTCACATCTTCGTTAAAGCTTTCCGCCACTTCAAACAACGCGTCTGACGCCTCCTTCGGATAATCCGCCACAAGCTTTTTCATATCCGCAACGAGTTCATCCGCGCCGTCAAATTCAAGTCTTACCATGCTATCCTCCCATAGTATCCTGAAGTTCTTTGATATGCTCCGCTTCCATTTTGACAAAGGCGTGAATGACTCGCTTATCGGATTCATGTGCATCGTAATAAACCGATGGTGCCCAGTTATGATTACAAAAAAGGTAATACATTAACTGGAAATCAACATCGGTTTCTACGAGTTTTTTACCTCTTCATCCGTGTCCTCATCGTCTCCGTATCCGGAAAGCATTGCGATCTCACTGTAAATACCAACCATCTCGCCGCCAGGAAACAGAATGGCCGCAAGATCAACCGGGCTAGCCGCACCAAAATGCGCCTGCAGCTCCTTATCCCTTAATGACGGTTCCTGCACACCCTCAACGACAATCAGGCTCTGCGCCTTATAGATTTTAGAAACATCAATGTCCCCTTTTTTGTTCTTGGCCACCGCCAGTAAACTGCCGTAAGTATTTCCAGACAGTGCCTTGATCTTTACACTAACATCCTTGTCCATGATCTTAGACAGATGCTTTGCGCGTACTTCCTTGGTCGGGATCTCTGTAATGAGGCCCCTGTCAATCTTCATCAGCGCATCAATTGATACAATTCCCATAGTCTTATCCTCCCTACGCGATAATAAAATCAAGGAACTCCCAATCTTCAAAAGTGAAATCATAGGAGTCCTCAGTTTCTTTTCCAGCTTCCCAATCCATCAAAGTTGCCTTGCCAAATTTACATCCATACAATGCCACACGTTCCGCTCCATATGCATCCGGATCTTCCAGGCGCATTATTATTTTTACACTTAAGGTTCTTCCCTGTTTAAGCGCATCGGACATTCTTTTTGCGATATTACTTCTCACATGATACATTTTGAGAGAACCTTTTCCCTCCATCTTCTTCAGTTTCTTTCCATCAATCAAATGACGGGGGCGAGAAATATCTCCATATGTAACATCTAATTCCGCTTTTCCAGCCTCAACTTCCCCCAAATAATCATCATCTACCCAAGCTTCACCAAAAGAACCATTCATAACACGGTTCGAATCAAGTTCTTTCATTTTTTACCTCCTACACATTAATAACAAGGTCAACATCCTCGATTGCATCCACCAACACAACCGTTGCACGCAGGAACACATGAGCCCCAGTGTTTGCAACCTTTACCTCATCATCCGACAGGCCTTCCAACTTCTTTGTGCTGCCATTGATAGTTACATCCTTGCCAAGTCCTTCAAGATAAGTACGCTGCGCGGTAATATCAACTTCCGCTGCGCCGGACTCGATCACGCCTTCGCTGGCCAAGGTTTTAAAATAGCTGTTGATCGCAGTAATCAGCAGACACTTGTTGTTATAGCTGTTCGCGTATTTGCCGATATAGTTGTCCTGGACCGTAGACTGAATGTCCGTCTTGATCATGTCCATGCACTCAACCAGTTTAATCTTCTTAAAGGAATCGCCCTTGGTTCCGGTTGTGGTCACAAAAGAGGTGACCGCGCGGTCCAGTTTCACTTTCTCACCGTCCCAGATAGCAATCAGCTTTCCGGCACCAACAGCTGTATCGCGGTCTTCCTTGTTCAGCCTGGAAGTGTCCTCGAAATCCGTTAACGGCGCATAGGTTGCGCTGATTGTCAGATCAGTCCCTGCCAGCAGCCCGGCAATTCTCGGCGTGCACTGTTCCGGCGTATATTCCTCTGTGGTAGGCTCTCCGTCTGCTGTCTCTACGCGGTAAAGGGAAGATGTCCAGTTAATGATACCTTCACAATCCGCCGCATTCGCGTTCGGAAGCACCACCTTGATCATAATGTCATTCTGCCTCTGGGTTTTCACCCAGGAAATAATATCCCCAGTCTTTCCATCTGTCTCAACGGTAGGAATAGCCAGCCACTGGAATACTTCGGTTTCCAGGTACTCCATCATATCCGCATACAGCTGCGCATCCTGCTCTCCTTTTACAGGCATCACATAGACGAGCACCTTTAACGGCGCCTTGCTGTAGCCAGTCAGGCAGTCTTTAATGTAGCCTGCATTGGTTTCCGATAATTCTGCCGGGATATTGGACACGTCCCGGATTGTGTAAGACTTCGGTGTACTGCTTACGCTGGCATCTCTTAACACCAGCGCCACAATTCCACGAGATCCTCTCTCGATCAGGCTGGCTGCCTTCTCGACAAAGGTAATAGAAATACTCGGCGATAATAATTTAGCCATTTGAATCTCCTTTCGTTGTCAGTTCGGTATGCAGATGTTCCATTTTTTCGCCTGTCTCCGGTTTCTGGGTGCTCTCCCACCAGTCCAGTCCAAAGGATATCTGCAAGATGTTGTTCGTATCCCCAATGTATTCGTACGAATACCTGAGCACCCTGAGCTGCCTGCCACCAATCGGAAGCAGCATACCCAGATGATTTTCTATCTCATCGGCCTTTGTCAGGTTGTCCAGCTGATCCGGAACTCTCTGAACATAGGTGATAAGTACGGAACAGGTTTTGTGCAGCATGTTGCGGGTCTGCCGGTTCACTCCGGCCGGCACGCACTCCACAAAAAAATACGGCGGCACTGCTTTATCCACAGTGTCATTGCCGTATCGTGTGATTTTTGGATACATTTCTTTCAATATTCTATTTACAGTGCGGATCACATCCGCATAACTGACATCAAACATGATCCGCCTCCTTTACTGCATGGTCCTTCGATTCTGTGCACATGAGTTCCAGGTAATAATGATCTTCCAGCGGATTCGTAATGTAATTGATCTGAAACTGACGGCCATTGTACGCTACGACATCTTTTTCCGTCACGTCCGTGTATCGGATCGTAATCTTATACATCAAATCATTTACATTCTTGAAATACTCAAGCTGTTCCTTTCCTCTGACCGGTCTTAACTCGGCCCAACAGGACTTAAGCGGGGCAAGCTCCTGAGTAGCATTACCCAGACCATCCTCTGTCTCCTGGCACCGCATAATGGTAATCCGGTGCTTCAATCGCCCTGGATTGATTCCTTTCACCTGGCTCACACCTCTGCACCCTCTTTCATGCTGTACTTCACCTGGAGCTGCAGGATGATGGACTGGAAGGTATATTCAATCCGCTTTTTCATCTGCTGCTCCGACTGCATCAGTTCGCGGTTATCGTACATGTTCTGTACAATGGCCGCCAGAAGAATCTGCGCTGTTGGATCCGTATCATCGTACTCACCAACAGCAGACCGGATATATTCCGCCCCGGCCTGCATCATGCTCTGAATCAGCGCATCCTCCTCATCTCCGTCAATGCGAAGATAAAGTTTTACGTCTTCCAGTTTCATCCGTCACATACTCCTTATGAACCTGTTACAGTATTGTCATCCACAGTAACAACACCATTTACCAGTGCCTTTGCGTCTTTAGCCTTCACATCCAGCCTCAGAATGCCGCGGAACAGAGTCATGTCATTCTCGTAAGCATTGAATCCGGTCACAGATGCGGTATTAGATGCCAGGATAGAAATCTGCTGACGGTCAAATACTTTAATGCCTTCTTTCGCATCGCCGCAGATCATCGGGATGCCTCTCTTCTTCGCAGTGGCAACGTTAGACGGAAGAATGGAGTTCGGAACAACCATGATCGGGATATTGGTTGCGCCGACTGCCAGCTGCTGCTTGATCGGAGAAGCCGGATCCATGCTTGGCTTCAGCAGATAGTGGCCATTAGAATCTTTTAAGGTATCCAGCCAGTTCAGGCCGTCATCATTGGTGATGATCTTTGAGCTGTTTTTGAATGCAGAACCCAGGGTAACGTTAATAGCCTTCTTGATGCCGTCCAGATTTGCAAACTCAGATGCGCTGCCATTCTGCATCAGCGCAAGAATCAGGCGGTTTCTGGTTGCGATATCCTCCTCGCCCAACCACTCAATCAGGGTATTGGTGATATTCGCGTCAGAGTCTGCCAGCAGCTCACTGGTTACCGGCATCCAGCCCGCATATTTCTTGATTGTATACTCAATCACCTCGAAGGTCGGTCCTGCAACATTTTCAATCTTGCCACCCTCGGCAACCTGTTTGAATCCAGTATGGTTTGCTCTGGACTGATAGGTTCTGCGTCCACTGCTGGTAGTTACAGGCTCGGTGTCAACCAGAGACTGAAGGGAAAACCGCTCCTCTCTGTAACGGTTGATCTCAGTCCTGATGTCATCCGGAACCGTATAGCCACCATCAGCGTCAGTTCCCGCGGTATTTGCTTTTGCAACGTTCTTAAAAAGATGCCGTGCTGCGTCTGCGAAATCATGAACCGCATGGTTCTTATTGATGTTTACCGGGCGCAGTCCGGTCGGCTCTGCACCCTGATTGGCTGGCTCAGTTGTCGGTTCAATCGGCTCCGCTGCCGGTTCCTGATCCAGAACGTCTTTTAACAGGTCGAATTTGTCCTGCATTTTCTGAAGCTCTTCCTTGGCTGCTTTGGCCTCCTCCAGTTTTCCATCGTTTGCCAGATCCACCACCTTCTGCTTCTGCGCGTTGATCTGGTTTAACAGTGCAAGTAATTTCTTATTCATGTCTTATATCTCCTTTCATACCCCGTAAGAGTCGAGGTCTTTTAACAGGTTTTCTTTTTCCTTTTCCAGGCTTTTCTTTTTTGCTTTGGCCGCCTGGAACTCTTTCACCATATCCGGAGTTACTGCCATCAGCCCTGCAGCGTTGGTCATGACTGTCGGCTCTTCTGAAATTCCGTCAACAAAGCCAAGTTCTACAGCCCTGTCTGCTGTCAACCAGGTTTCTTCATTCATGAGTCGTAAAATTTCATCTTTTGGGCGGCCAGTTTTCAACACATAGGCATTTGCGAGTGCCTCATCATATGTTCGTAAGGTCTCAGCCATTTTTTCCATGTCCTGATGATTTCCCGCAACCCGGCTGGTAGACACACAGTGGATCATCAGCATTCCTATCGGGGACATGGTACAATGTCCTGCCATCGCAATCACCGATGCTGCTGATGCTGCATAGGACTCCACCTCGATATCAATATCACTCCGTCCCCGAAGCATGCTATACATTTCCTGCCCGGCCATAACCTCGCCGCCTCCAGAATTGATTTTCACCTGCAGGCGGTCGCCTTTCGGCAGTTCTGCCAGTGCTTTCTGGACATCTCCAGGCGTGGAACACTCGATTCCAAACCAGTCATAGATCTCTTTCCAGTCATTTCCAACAATGTCGCCATTGATTTTTAAAACCATTATTCTTTCCCTCCTTCCCCACTTACTCCATATGCAGCGCCGACCGATGTCAGCGGAACATAGTTACCATTTACAATCAGGACATCTCCACCATCCAGTGACGGGAGGTCCAGGTAATGCCGCCCTTCATTCGGTGTGTAAATGCCGTTCTGGACGGCAGACGTAATTGTCTGCATCTGTGTTTCCGCATTTGCTCGAAGTAGGACTCGCTCATTGAACTTGTACAGAAAACCATCGGCCCGCTGCTTGTCCGTCAGGCACTTATAATTGATTTCCTGTTCATACATCGTGAGCCGGTACAGCATTGTATCAACTAAAAAAGCCAGCTGCTGCGTCTCTGAATTCGCATAGCTGGATTTTTCATAATCATTGATCTGATTCGGTTTTACTCCAAAGGCTGCCGCAATCTGAAGTGCTGTATACTTCCGGAGCTCGTAATACTGTGCGTCTGTCAATTTATAAGTGAGTGGCTGCAATGTGAAGCCAACCGGCAGTGCAACGACTTTCCCGGCATTTTTCACTCCGGTCAGAAGGTCATTGTACTCTGCCTGAAGTTTTAAACGGAGTTTCTTATCCAGATCGCCCGTATATTGCAACGTACTGGAAGCCGTTAAGCCTCCCTTGTACAGATTGTTCAAATATGACTGAGAATAACCTGCGCTGCCTATGGTATCTTTCAGAATATCCTGCACTGACTTTCCCATAATTCCATCCCAAGTCAGCCAGGTTTTAAAATGAAGCACGCTATCCTGCCGAAATGTGTAGGTTTTTCCTGTCTTTGGATCAGAGTACCTGTAATACAGCTGCCCTTTTGCACCAAAAACGCCAACATCATCCATCAGGACATCCACACATTCGGACTGCATAGGCCAGAAGCCCTTTACAATCACTTCCCCTCCATACTTTTTTCGTATAAACTGGGTCTGAATCCACACGTAAGCATTACCATAATGTTCACAGTTTGCCTCGATCGTAGACCAAAATGTGGATGGTGTCATAATCGGATTTGGCCGATACATCAGCAAATCTGCAGTCTTATCGGTCGGCGCCCTCACCCGTCCGCCGCTCTCATCTTCCTGATAGAATTTAAGCGGCATTTTTCCCATCGTCTCAGACAGAACCTTCAGACAGGTAAAATATGTGGTTTCTGCAATCGCCCTCGGCTTTTTTGAATCAAGTCCCCACCATTCCACCAGTTTTTCAAATCCATTGTCTGCGGAGACATCTGCAGCAATTTCATTCCGGAAGATTATTCCTTTGACTACACTCAAGAATCCCATTATCCAATTTCCTCCAAAAATTTTGCAACATAATCATTGATATTTTCCGCTTCAAAATCATGGTATAGTGCCAGCTTAAATGCCGCCAGTGTTGCGTCAATCGGGTCAATTCGCTTTGTAGTGGCATCTTTATCAATCTTGATCAAACCATTATTTGTTCTAATCACAGCGTTGCTCATGGCATAATTTAAAAGCGGGTTATGCGTATATGCCACATTCCCAGCAAATACCTGTTCCCTGAATCCCTGGGTTGACTCATTCAAGGATTTGTGGCTCTGGAATACCTCTTCAACCGTGTATCCCTGATCTGACAAATCCATCATGATCTTTGACGCGTTCGCCGGGTCAAAACACAAACATTGAATATCCAAGTTGTACTTCTCGCATTCATCCAGAATATACTTCATAACGAAGTTCTGATCCACAATCGGTGTATTCGTCAAAGTCAAATATCCCAGGCGCTCCCAGGCATCGTATGGCATTTTATCTTTTATGATGTGTTCACGCAGCTTGTCCGCTGTAGGAATAAACGAGTGCGTCCACATCACATACTTCACAACAGGCTTTCCCTGCGCATCCAAATCAGTACTCTGATACGGAATGATAAAGGCTACAGACGTCAAGTCAATCTTAGATGATAAATCGAAACCTACATAGACCGGACGCCCTGTAACATCTATCGGCAGTTCTTTTACTTCACATGCCTTCCATTTGGCCATGTCCATGTAGCCGTTATCCTTGGCCTGCACCCACATATTCAGTACTTTCGTCAAAAATGCTATCATTTTTTCCGGAATCTGCTTAGCAACCTCATAATCCCCTCTAATTTTCTGTAAGCCTTCCGCAAAATATCCCCTGATTGGATTCGCCTTCTTCCAGGTATCTTCTGATCCAATATCATCTCCCGGATCCGCCTCGCAGATATCAACAAAATACTCGTCGTTATGCACATCCACACTGGGATCTAATAATTTTGAGCAATAATCATATTCTTGCGTGTAACATGGATATGTCAGATCCTTACCCGCCGTTGTAATAATTGATAGCAACGGCTCCTTGGTATTGGAGCCAAGTGCCAAATCGTAAAAATCCGTAGTTGGATGCTGATGATACTCATCAATGATCAAAAATGCCGGGTTCGTTCCGTCTCCCGATTTTCCATCCTCTTTTGACAAGGCCTTGATAAAAGATCCTGTTTTTAGATGCTCAATGCAATCTCGCTTAAAATTAAATTTAGAGCGAATAAGAGTCCCTTTTGTCATCAGATCACATTCATCAAATACAATTTTGGACTGATCACGTTTAACTCCCGCTGTGTAAATTTCATTTACTTCATGATTTTGCGATGAAGTGATGCCAAGCTCATACAAAGCCTCACCAGCTTCCATCTGAGACTTTGCATTCTTCCTGGCAACCTCGGTAAATGCCTTTCTGAAGCGGCGCCTTCCCGTTTCCCGGTGGATCCATCCATAAATCTGACACTCCCTAAATTTTTGCCAGGGTGTTAAAATTATTGGTGTTCCAGCCAGTGCTCCTTTGGTATGTTTCAATAAGGCAAACCATTTTACAATTTTACCTGCCCTCTGTTCATCCCAAATATACGGAAACTCAGGTGTCCCAATTCGTTCCAGATCCCGAAGGAAGCGTTCACAGGCCCATACATGTTTCTTTCCGGATGGAATTACACCTGAAATGCAGTCATGGCAATACTGAATGATTTCTTCTTTGTTACTCATCAAAAATCACCAAAGACTTTCTTTAAATCTTCTTCCTCCTGGCTTACCTTTGCATGTGCCGCTTTAAGCTGACCGTCCAGTGTCATGCCCAAACGCCTGGACGATTCTGCCATATCCCTCCTGGCTTCATCCATCATCTTTACCAACGGATTTGGCTTTGGACCGCCGCGCGTTTGAACAATATACGTGAAGTCTTTCTTCCTTACCTCTTTCACCAGATCCATATAGCGGCCATAACTATTCGCATAATTCAGAAGATCAGATTTATTTAAGTTTCCAACCATTCCTATTTCCTCGCGCAAACGCTTTAAAGCTCTGTCATATTCCTTCCGCGCGGTTGTATTTACAAACTGTGATGCGATTACCTCATCCAGATCTGTGCCATCAGACTGTATCAATGATTCTTCATATTCTCTGCGAGCTTTTTCCGCTTTCGTTCTATGTTTCGAACTAAGCTGCAGTACTTTTCTATTATTGGACATATCTATCATCACCTTCCTTTTTGACCCCCAAAAGGGAAATTTGTGGAAAGAAAGGGGAGGCTGCGGTCTAGCCGCTGAATACGGCTACTTTTCCGCGCCCCCCTGGTCTGCCCATTCTGGTACTCTTATGAGTTCTCTCAGTTCCTCTTGTACTTTCTTCTTCTCCTCATCGGATGCCCGATACCGTGCGTGCACCTCATCATGCGATGATCTTGACAGCGGAATCAGGTTGTCCAATTGCCAAAAGCGTTCCGAATCTTCTTCTGCCGGCACGATGTGATGAACTGTAAAAGCATATTCAAGTTTTCCATGCTTCTGTGCGTACGGATCAATGCCAGAATAAAAGCTAATGACTGCTGCCCTTGCCTTCTGCCATCTGGAAGAGTGGTACAGCTTCCGCGTTTTATCCGGTGGCGCATACTCCCGTTTATATCCACACCCGCATTTTTCTCCCTCCGGCACTCTTTTTTTGCAGTGCGGACATCGTTTATAAATCATGTGTTCCCTCCGTATTTGGACATAACAAAAGAGCGCCCACTCGGACGCCCTTTCATTACATATTCTTAATTTTACGTATCAATTTTCTTTTCTGCCACCAGTTCAAGCAAGGATTCTTTTTTATGAGTTCTATGTCCTCTTCACCTGGTGGCGGCATTAAGCTCATTAATTTCTGTACAGCTTCTGACAGTTCTTTAGTAGAAACACCGCAATCGCTCATGTTTAAGTTCATTTGTTCACGCTCCATTCTGCTCCTCAATAAACTTGTTCATCATTGCAGTGATCTGTGCAGCCTGACTAACGCCAGCTTTTTCACAGGCTTCGGCAAATCTTTCTGCCACATCTCGTTTCAATTTAAAGCCTTTGGTCATATATCCGGCTTTCTTCTGATACTTTTCTGATGCTACAGTCTGAGCATTGGGACTACCTTTTGGCATGTTTATCCCTCCACTTCCTGTAAGCAACGCCAGCAATCTGACTAACAATAACTGCTACAATAATTGCTACTATAACTTCTATTTTCATGTTTACAAAGATGAGCGTTTGTGTTATTTTCTAGTTACAGGAGAGAGCTCTGACCTCTCCCCAATCAACTTACCGGGTAATCATATGGACAACCAACCCTGAGATTACTCCAGCAATAACTCCTGAGATTGTCTGCACTGCGAATGCTTCCCAATCGATGGAGTTTTTCTTTTTCGGCTTGTGCCGATTTCGATTGCTCATCTCTTTTACCTCCTTACATTATGTATTATAACATAGGGTTAACCATATGTCAACACTTTATGCAAAGAAGTATAGAAAAACACCCATCTTGCGACAGGTGTTTCTCAGAAAGGTATGCTTATGAAATTAAATACATACATCAGATGGCCACCATCTGATGTAATTGGAACGGAAGGACTCGAACCCTCGACACGCTGGATATAAGCCAGCTGCTCTGACCTGCTGGGCTACGTTCCATTATGCGGCTGTTTGCAATCGGTAGCCGCCAACCAAATCCCCCGCCAGGCTGTGACACCTGGCAAAAGGAAATTCACATATGAATTGAGGAGGTTTATAAAGCCGCTTGCTGTTTGGAGTAGCCTCAGCTTTTCGCCTTTGGCTTCGACTATATTATAAAACGACTTTTCCGACTTTTCCGACCTTTTTTTATTTTATACCCACTTTTTTTAAATAAGCATCTCGAATATGTAACCGCGGATAGTCCGGACTATTGGCATAGCCAAGCTGATTCGAAATTTTCGTCCACGTTGCCCCATCAATATAATACATCCGTAAGACCGTTCTGGCCTGCACATCCTCTATGCCATCAATCCAATTTTCCACAGCCAGACACCGGGCTTTTTTCTTTTCAAGGTCCTGCTGCCGTCTGGCATACCGCTCCCAGTCGAAACCAACCACAGCCTGCGCCCGTGGCTCTCCGGTGCGATAATCCAGGATTATGCTATTGTCAAAACCATTATCTTCCTGCTGCATGTACGCAATTTCATGCTCCAGAAGAGGGATCTCGCTCTTGGTCTTTCTGTATGTACTTAAAAGCTTTTTTGTCATCTTAATCCCGCTCAATGGAATCACCTCCAACCGGCCTTATCTTAATCTTACTCAAATCTATTCCGCTGCATTTAAGGCACTGACACTCTTCTTTCCATTCCTGCTGACCAGCTTCACTCATCGAGTAATTTCCTTTCCATTTTGATGCCTGTCCAGCTTCTTCAAAAGTATATTCACCACGGAGTTTTCTACAACTATGCGCGTACACACGAACAATCCCCGCAGAACATCCTAATTTCCTGGCTGCATCTACTGCTGTATACTCACCGATCAGTTCCCCGCAACAGAACACATTATATTTCTTAACTACGGCCATTATCACCACCTCCCTCATTTATCCACTTCAGAATCGCAACTGTAAATATCAGTTTTGCTTACCATTCATGCTGCTCTGCCTTAATTTCAAACTTCAATTCGTCTTCTTTAATATCAAGAGCTTTTTTCATATTGCATCTACTGGTTCCCCCTGCATATGGGACAAATAAACTTTTAATTATTTCGCTTGTGTACAATTGGATACAAGGTGTTTCCCCGTCAATCTTCGTATCAACTTCCAGATAGTCCAAAATATTATTGACCTGCTGCACCACATCTTCAATGAGATTTAATGCGCCCTTATAGATATCAACGTAGCCATTAATCCTGATATAATGCTGTCCTTCATCAATCCAGGCACCACAATCTGGGCATTTTCCATCAATAGGTTGTAATGCTTCGTACACCGTTTTGATCTTTGCATTTTCCTTGATTTCGCAATATGGGCAATGTAAACTCATGCTTTAATCCTCCAAATCTTAATTATCCTTGCTTCTCCGCTCTCTCAATTCTTCCAGCCAAGCTGTCAACTGCCAATGATCGGCAGCACAGGAGTTTTTACACTCCCGTTCCAACCTATCAGCATCTCGCCTTGCATGTTCAATAGCTTCGTCTAATGTCATAGCCGCTCTCCTTAATTGTCGTTAACCCGACATGATTTAAAGCAATACATTGCTGTTAACCGTTCCTCATCCACGATTTCCACAACATCCCATTCCAACATAATTTTTTCCATCAAATCATCCTCCAAATCTTAAATTACGTGCTTATTTTCTCTGGTATGGGTACATCTTTTTAATATCATCTAAGGCTCTATCGTCATTATCTTCAACGAATTTTCCGTTTTTGATGATGTACCCGGTCGTAATCTCAAAAGCTTTATGCGCTATAACTGGTACGTCAACCATAATCCTACTCATCCTGCTACACCTCTTTATCTACCGCCTGTCCGGTAACCCGTGCATAATCATCCATCACTCTCTGAATGACACACTCTGAGCAGTTCTGATCGCAATTACTGCATGGCGTCTCAGCATCATCAATATAGCTTTCGCCGCCGCTGGTGAGTGGATTTGTAAAGGTGCAGCATTCCTCCGGAACCCATTCACCCTCATATTCAACCATCTTTACCACCGGAGTGACTGCTGTTTGCTGGCTGATCAGGTTTATCCAATCCATTGCACCGGATTTCTCTGTTATAGTTTTCCTCACATCATTCATCAACTTATCTGCATCAATCAGTTTCATAATGACCTCCAAATCTTAATTATCCCTTATAGTCTTCAAATCTTTTTACCGCAGCAAAAGCAAATCTCGAATTCACCCAGCGCTGCAACCGTTTCAGATCATCGCCCCGTTGAAGCTTATGCTTATCATAGATCATCACATAAGGGCTGTATCCCAGATCCCGCAATGTATAAATCCGTTCCAAGTCCTGCTCCAGCGTCGTGTTAAATCCACAAAGCACGTACACGCTCATTTTTCGATAATTCCAACCTGTCTGCCGTTTGAACATCTCAAACTTCGGAATGATCTTATCCTTGTCTTCATATCGGTCCCATGCGAAATGAATCTGCTTAATCTTCATTTCTTTAAGATACCGGGCTTTCTCCACTGTCATAATCCGAATATCACATCCCTGGGAAAAATCCACCCAGGCACCGCTATCAATAAGCTGTTGGCTTAGGTCCCTCCAATCTTGACAGGCGAACATATTAGGATCCAGAAGCACTATATTCTTTTGCCCAGCCCAGAACTCCGATAAATTAGCCACTTTTCGGCTGCATCGCCCCTCTTTATGCCCGACAATACAAAAGTCACATCCTCGTGGGCATCCACGAGTGAGAAAACCATACGCCGTATCCTTGCACAGATCCGGGTATAAGCCATAGTCCGGGTAGATATGCTCAATTTCTTTCGGCAACAAATCCCCGCCAGACGGGTATGTATATCCAGTTCCGCCTTTTATTATTTCCCCAGCACATACCGGATGCGAATAGTCTGGCGTAAACGTAAACACTTTGCTCATGTATACCCTGTCCGGTGGATCTGCCCATGCTGTCAGCGGATCGTACCACTCTACCGAATCGCCTTTCCGTTTATGCCATGCTGACAGCTTCATAAGCGGCAAACTGGGGAAGTTGTGGCCGTCCACGTCAATCAATGCAACTCTCATCGTGTCTCCTAAATCTTAATTTTCCGATGTTTCTCGCTTTCCATCCAATTCATGAAAATCTGGTTCCCAATCATGCAATTTCATCATCGACACACAACAATGAATTTTCGTGGCACATCCTTCACAGATTTCGCCCAAACTTTCGTTAAATGATATCCTTGGATTTCCTCCATTTGCCTGCAACTGCTGTCTCCAAGTCTCATTGCACGGATCAATTTCTTTTCCACAGATATCACAAAATATTTTTCTCATGACACCCTCCTCCAAATCTTAATTTAATTACGCCTTAGCAAATCTCCTCAAACCGATATCTCTGTGCACAGTCCGGATATTTTTCATGATCTACCTCGCTGGCAAACATGTCGTACGGGCGAGCGTATACCTCATAATTCCCATAAAGTGCCTGGTAAACAACCAGCACTTCTTCGGTCTCTGTATGTGTCGCAAGACACATTATTTGGTAAAGGCCGCCCTTGAAATGCCTGTAAACCATTCCGGTATTAAGTTCTCTTTTCATTTTTTCACCTCACTGTCCAGGCCTTTCAATATTGCCTGCAGGCAGCTTCCCTCATTGCACTGACCGCCCTCGCTCATAATATCGCAAAAATCGCACATGCCTTCATTCGTTTCTGATAACGGGTTATCGCACGATTGCAGGAGATATTCTGCCAGAGCTTCTTTATTTTGGGTAATTCTCTCGAATAATGTCATATAATCCTCCGAAACTTAGTCATAAGTTAGTTATAAATTAGTCATAGAATTTACTTCCGTTTTCCTGACCTGCTACGCTTATGCCAGGCTCTCATATCCTGCTGCTGCCTCGTCCGCTTCTGCTGCCCGGATCATATCCTCATCCATTGGCTCACCTTTATCCAATTCCAGGCCAATCACCGGCTCCCCTCTATTATTCTCGATAAAAAACGCTCTCATCTTGTTCCCAGGCCATATAAGCCGTTTTGTTGGCATTATTGCCACAACGTAAATGTCCGTGTCTTCCGGCCATTTGCTGAGACACTCTTTTAACTCTTTTACCGTCATAGTCCATCCTTAATACCGGTCCAATGTTTCGCCGACCATATCAATCCACAAAATGCTTTCCCGGGTGCCGCCCGGCAACTCTACCAGGCAGAAGTATTTGCTGGTCGTGGAAAGAACCTTTGCTGTTACCTTTGGCGTACACCCCTTTTTTATCTTTCCATCAAAATCCCCATACATAGAAGCCTTCACGCTTCTCACCCGGATTCTACTGCCTTCCCGTGTCGATTTCCGGACCTGATTGATCCGGTTAATTGCAATACCGGACTGGCGGCTAATAAACAGGCAATCTTGCTTTTTCCTCACTCCATTAACTCTCAGATACTGCCGCGCCATGCCTTCGCTGATGCCGATCTGGTTCGAAATTTCCCTCACGGTCATTCCATCGCCGTACAACCTCAATACCGTCCGCTCTGTTGCATTCATCTGTTACGCCTCCTTCTGGATGTATTTCAGGAACTCCACCAACTCCGTATCACTGTTTGGATAGTGATTATATTCTTCGTGTCTTGCCCACTTACTGAATCTATAAGAGTCTTTCGGCGGTTCCGGTCCGCCAATCAGATGATATTTTGCGTGAGTAAAATCACCATGATCATATTTGCTCACGAACTCCTCCACAACCAGACGCGCCCCGCACTCAAAATCATATTTGTAAAACGTGCTACCGATATGCTCATCCCTGTACCAGATACCCCACGGCTTATAATTCCGCAGCCACTCTTTCCTCTGGTCGTTGTTTTTCATGTGAGGGAGTTCCGGCTGGGTGGTTGGTTCTTCCTCGTTTCGCGTCAGGAGCAGGAGCTTGTACGCCTGCAGCATCATACAATGTCTGATGTACACCGTCGGCATGTCTTCTTTCCATCCCGGCCCCAGCTGCTCCAACTGTTCTTCCTGTGTCCGAATCATACCTTCCAAGAGTTCCCGGTCATATTCCATTTTCAGGATATCAGTCACACCTGCTGCCTCTGGCTCTTCCTGATTGTCATTACCCTGCTGCTTTTTAGCAGCGTCTTTCATGCCATCCTGCTGCTCATTGGCAGCGTCCTGGCTTTCGGCGCTCCGCTGTGCCTTCTCCATTGCCATGACATTCCACATACTCTGTACGGCTGCGCACAGATAAAACCATCTGACGTTTCCAAGGCACTTTCCGGCGCCGCTCCAGATCTGAATGCAGGCGTCCTGCATATCCGCCCAGGCAACTTTCTCATTCTCCGGGTCTGGGAAATACATAACAGAGTATGCACCGCGGAATTTCTGCTTGTACTGTTTTTCTGATTCCACCACATTCAGAACGCGGCCATTAAAATCCTGTATGCACCACTCTTTATTGTCTTCAATCAGTTTTCGCGCTAGGGAATTCAAATAAATTTCCCTGACTTCCGAATCCATGGTATCTGTTTGCACCTGCGGGCACAACTCCGGATAATCCTTCGCCAACTCCTGCTGCCCCGGAATCTCTGTGTCAGAATCTGACACGCTCACACCCATCTCTTTTCCTGTGTCAGAATCTGACACAGCCTTCACATCGGCCAGCTTCACCTCATCTTTCCCGGCAAGCTCCTGCTGCTTCTCCGCCGGCAGTCCTGCTGCCTTGTTCGCCACCGACACGCCAATCTGACCCGTCTGGAACTTGTCCATCATCTCCGGTGCCAGGTTATTGTTGATGTGGTTGAGCTGCGCCACCTTGGTCTCAGACATTCCGGTCAGCTCTGCCACCAGCTTCCGGAGTTCCCGGCCAGAAAGCCCGGGTTCCAGTCCGATCCACTCCCGGAAGCGATCCCGCTCTTCCTGGCTTCCGGTCTGCATGGCCTTTAGCAACTCCGTCAGCCGTGTCACTTCCATCATACGCTCCCATTCTGACCGATTCCGGGCTCCGCAGTTGGTCAGAATCAGATTGACCTCACTCATCAGATCTCCGTCCCGCTCCACGTGCACCGGCAGCATGGCATATTCTTCATGTCCAAGTTCTTCCACCAGATACTTCACCGCTTGACGGCGGCGGTGGCCTGCAATCAGCTCATACTCATCCGGTGTCTTCTTTCTTGCCAGCAGATTCTGCTTTACACCTCCGGCCAGCACGATCATCTGCGCCAGTTCCTTGATGGAATCCATGGAGTAATTGTTATTCTCTGACGGAATCAGCTTTGTATAATGGACCATTGTTACTGCAAAGCCTGCTGCCTTCTTCTCGCCTTTCCCGGCATCCTTGATTAAGCTCTCGAACAGTGCCATGACTTATCCTCTCTTTCCAGGTATTCATCCGTGAAATCTCTGTAATCCATTGCCGCCGTAGACTTTGACGCGCATTTTGCAATCGGCTTCCGCACCTTGAGCGAATGGCTCACCGCGCCGCACCTCCGGATCAGGTTGCCGTACACCATCACATCCATGGTATTCATGACATTCTGCACAAGTTCCACCGTCTCCCGGTTTTTATAAAATGCGGTGAACAGGCATCCGGCATGGACACGTTTACCACAGAACTCACGAATCACATCCAATGTGGTCCCCAGTCCATCCGTTGAAAAGACATCCGGGTTAAGCGGAATGATCACATCCTCCACCGCATCCATGACCACCTCGATCAGAAAACCGGTTCCCGGTGCGCAGTCGATGATGCAGTAATCATAATCTTTCTCATACACCCACAACGCTCTTCTCAGTGTTTCGGTGCCGCCTACCAGCTTACTCGGATCCACCGTTCTCAGGTTACTGTTAGCCGGGACAATATCCAGATTAGGGTAACGGGTGCGCCACTTGCAGCGCGTCGGCCGTGCTCCCAGAAGCAGCTCCGTCACCGAAGCCTTTGTCAGATCATACCGTCTGTAGAAGGATGAGGCATTCCCCTGCGGATCCGTGTCGATCAGCAGCACCTTATACCCTCTCACAGTCAGCTCATATGCCAGATTGACAGAAGTCACAGTCTTGCCAATCCCGCCCTTGTTGTTGTAAACAGCTATCGTCTTCATAAACCTCTCAGCTCCTCCTCTAGTTAAACGGCAGTCCTTCGTCTTCCACTCCATCCGGAATGTTCATGAATCCGTCACCAATTGGACTTGATGCTCCATAATGGGATGACTCCGCACCATCCCGCTTTGCATCAGCAAATTCCTGTTCATCCACGATCACGTCCGTGGTGTAGATGCGCTGGCCGTCTTTGTTGGTGTAGCTGCCCGTCTGGATACGTCCGGCTACCAACACTCGCATTCCATGACGGAAATACTTCTCCGCAAACTCGCCAGCCTTCCGGAATGCCACGATGTTGATAAAATCCGCAGTCTGTTCATTTCCATCCTGACGGCGGACTCTGCGGTCCACTGCCAAGGTATATCTGGCAACTGCAATCGGCTCATTTCCCTGCGTATAGCGCACTTCCGGGTCTCTGGTCAATCTTCCCATAAGGATTACTCTGTTCATTTACTTTTCCTCTCTTTCTTTTTATGACAGCTATGACATATATGACATAAAATATATATGGATTCACGTGCGCACACGTATAAGGAGTTGGAAAAACCTGTCATTTCTGTCACACCTGTCACTGAATCCATCCCAACACCGCATAAAATCAACACGCACTTTTGCGCAGTGCAGTATTAAAAACCTGTCACTAAGCTGTCACTAACCTGTCATTTTTTATCGAACGGCACCTTGTCATGCTCATCCACCGCTAAAAATCCATCATCTACCAGTACAACATCCATGACATACCGACCGGATGACTTGCGCTTCAGCGTATAGCCTTTATCTTCCAAATTGCGGTAAAAGGTATTCGGACTATTCGCCTTACGGCCATAACTTTTGCAATACTCCGTATACTGCTCATATAACAATTCTCGCTTCATTTCTGTACCCTGCTGCCGCTGCGTACACTCATCCATAAATGCCTTAACCGTATCTGCTGCCCGGTGCAATTTCTCAACCTCTTCCTTACAGGCATCTGACTCCCGGAATTTTCCCTCGGAATACAATGTTCTAAGTGCATAAATAGCCTGCCAGATCCACCAGTCGAGTTCTGCTGCCAACTTTGCATCCAGTTCAAGGTCAATATTCTTCGGCTTACGGTCCATCACCAGAATCAGCATACGGCGATACAACGCATCCGACTTCTCATCTAGGTTCAACGGAATCTGGTTAGCACTGAACAGCAACTTGGCATAGCTCCGGAACGTCGTTGGATCCACTCCCTTACGTTCACAGATCAACAGATCTTCTCCGGTTGCTTTCTTAATCACATCAATGCTTGTCAGCGCCTGGGCAGAAATGTCCGCGCAGGCATTCAGCAATTTTCCCCGGAGCTGTGCCGGATAGAAACGCTGCGTAAGATCTTCCATTGACACGCCTGACGTGTTTTCTATGCCGATAATATTCTGAATCACCGAGATCACACTACTCTTTCCGGTACCGCCGGTACCACGCAGAATCATAAATTTCTGCATACAGGTATCCTTGGTCATGCAATATCCCAGATACTCAAACAGCATTGTCTGATCAACTGGATCAGGAATTGCATACTTAAGAAATTTCAAAGACTCTGCCCCCATCTCCGGAAGCTTATCCTGCAGATCAATGCGGAAATCATGCGGAATCTGGTTAATGGCAAGATACTTCGGACTATGTTTAATCATCTTCTGGGCTTTAACATCAAACATGCCATTTCTGAAATTAATCCAGTAATCCGGATATGCATTAAGGTCTTCATAACGCCGCTGCACCTGCGGCTGCTCAATTAATAACCGGTACACTCCGCTGATGGTCCGGTAACTGATATGGCGATCATACAGTAATGACTGGATAACGGCCTTCATCTCGATCCCCTGTGGATCCTCATGAAACACGCCACCATGATAAACATACGCAGTCGCACCCACTACAAAAAAGTCCACAGTCTCCACGATATAATCCACTATTGCCTTTTCCATAATTCCGCGTTCCCGGCCATCCGGATCACGCTTGATAAACTGTTCCTTATCAACCAGGCCAGGCTCATCCGGCCCCTCAAAGCGCCGCACATAATTCAGCAAAGCTTCTTCCAGCTCATCTTGCCGATCATAATTGCCAAGATACTCTTTATCTTTAAAAAGGGTATAGGCACCAACCTTATATTCCAACTGGTAGGATTTCAGTGTGTACTCTATGGCATCGTTCGTCTTTTTCCGGAAACATGCCAGGACAAATAAAAACTCCATCATGGCCGTGCCTGTATTGGACTTATCCCTGATATACTGCGTAAAACTCTCGACCGAAAAATAATAATCTGAATCCTGATTCGCTATATACACTGACCGGAAGCCAACTGTCACAATAGCTTCCGCGATGCTGCGATTATCAACCAGGAATATGTATTTATTCGTTGTCTCACCCGGCGGCTTTCTGATCAGTTTATCCAGTATCTGCTTATTCATTGTGCCATAGTCTCCTTTTCCGTCCTGTACCGCTCAATTCCGTACACCTTGTACATATCACAGAACCGTTCCGTTCCCCTCTGGTGACAGATCTGATGATGCTGCCGGCAGAGCGCCATGATCCGGTTCTGGCTGTCGTCATAATGGCGCCGGTCATTTCCCATGCCGATCGTATCCACGTGATGGATGTCAGCCGGTCGGCCACAGATGCAGCACTTCCGATACCGAATGCACTGCATCAGATATGTATCAATATCATCTGTCCGCTGCAGGCCTGACTCCGTCAGGATTACGCCCTCTTTCAGCGCATACTCCATGAGCGTATTAATAAACTCTCTGGCCGTGGTCATACTGCAGTCAGAGAGAGAAAACATATCACAGCCACAGCGCATTACATGCTCCACCTTCATGATCTGCTTCATGTCCTCATCCGGGTACCCGGTATACTCCGCTATATCACGCAGCGTTGCGTAGATTTTGCGCCGCTGCTGCACAGATATGAACCGGCCATCATCAATGCCAAGCTCAACATCCGCTACGGCCTGCTGCCGGATCAGCCGCGCTGTCTGCTCCGGAACACGTAGAATCAGGTTGTACCCTGCCCCCTGCTGCGCCACTCCAGCAACCTTCACACAGTACCGATTCATCTGACCCTCCAGAAGTAATGATTGTCCGTGTTATTGGCACGCACACATCCATCCCGGGGCACCTCCATGGCAGCTCTCAGGCACTCATATTCTTCATCTGACAAATCCCAGAGAGATGACTGCGTGCAATACGCAAGCTCCGTCTCCCGGTCAATCCGCGTGATCCTGTAAATATTCGTGTTGATCACTGGGGGCTGTGGGCAAACAGCCTGAAGAATATAGCAGCCCTGGTAAATACCATGGAACGCATGGCGGCCATTCTTTTCGCTCATCCGGGCCATCTCAATCAGCGGACCGCCTTCCGGACTGGTCGGCAATAAAAAGATTCCACAATTCTTAAGCCGGTCAAACCCGCCCCAGGACCAGAAACCATATCCACTCGATATCGCATTCACATTAAAAGTCTTCTGGCCATCCCGTTTAATCTGGATGGTCTCAATCTTTTCAAGCCCCGCATCAATGCCCCTGCTGATAGTTTCCTCTGTAAAATCCGGAGCGGAGCATTCTACAATGCTCTGCATCAGGATTCTTCTCATTTCTGTACGATCCAACACTTCTGTTCACTCCCTCCATATCTTCCAGGCATTCATCACAGTAATGTTCACCCGGATCCAGCGGGCAACCGCACCGCCTGCATCTGTTCAAAATCATGGGCGCTCCGCCCCCTGCTGCTTCACCAGCTCCCATTTCCGGCTCCGCCACTCCAGAATACGCTTCATGCCTGCTGCCAGCGTTTCATCCTCATATCTGTCAAGATTCCAATGTTTATAAAGCGAAAAACGCTCACGCAACTGCCCTGAAAAATATGCAATATCCATCCGCACATCAATCTGATCCATCGGCTCATTGATTTTCAGATCTTCCAGACAGTCCTGAATCGAATCATGAAGTTCCAGAACCGTCTCCAAATATCCGGTAGTTACCAGATACAGTAAAAATGTATTTTCCGGAAGCTCCGCTGTTATGCAGTTATATGTCCACGCAACCGCTTTGCCGTGTCCCTGCTCTGTGAAGCATCCCAGGCTTTCTGCAAAACGCTTCAGCATCTCCTCAAACGTCAGCCCCGCCTCTGCTGCCCGAACCGTACACTTCCGCCATACCTCATCAGGCAATTCCATTTCTACTCTGATTTTCTTCATCCCGATCACCGTCCTCTCTGCATGCTCTTAACCTGCATCTTAATTTGTTTCTGCCGCCAGGCATCAAAGCCTGCCGTATCATAAAGGATAGAGCTATTCTTTTTCATGGGATTGATCTTCGTAGCGAAGTCATTGTCCGGAGACCGGTAGGCCACCATCAGAAACTCTTCCGCGAATCCCATAGCTTTCAGCTCCGATGTTTTCATCATCGGTTTCGGATATTCCAGCATGCTGTCACGCTCCCTTCCATCATTCCAGGCTCAGCCCAACCTCCACCTTAATCGACACGACCGGTGTTTTCTGCTCCGGCCCCGCTCCTGATCTGCTGCCTTTCAGTAACTTCGAATCATCAAACCACTTAATGCCTTTATGATCAAAGTTAGTTTCTGGCTTGGAAATACTACTCTTACCAACCTTCTCTACAACTCCATTCTTTGCTTCCACAACAAACTGGATAGTTTCTCTCTTCATCTTCACGCCCCCTGTTCTTCTGTTTTCTCTTTATCTATTGGAGCTGTCTCCAGCTCAATCCCTGCATTTACTTTTCCATCTCCCAGCCTTATACTGTACTTACAGGTCTGTTATGACTGAGTAGCCACAAAGGAGATTCCTATGAAACATTCCATCCAGCTTATCGAATATTCATCTAACTCTTCTTTCTGTGAAGATGTAGAACTATCGCCCTCCTGCCCCAAGTGTGGGGTTTCCATTATCCCAGATGTTTTATATGGCGTTCAATTATCCAATGATGATGAAGAATTTAATAAAGTATTTCTATTAAATTACTGTCCTCACTGCGAAGAATGCTTTATATCTCGCCATGTTTTTGATGTTTACTATGGTGATGGATATATTTTTGATTCTGCATCACCGCAATATCCACGCCCCAAAGACTGGGGAGACATCATTAATAACATATCTCCATCATTTGTTGAAATTTACAACCAGGCTGTCACTGCGGAATCAATGAATCTAAACCAAATTGCCGGTGTGGGCTTTCGAAAAGCATTAGAATTTTTAATTAAAGACTATTTAATTTCTCAAACACAAGATCCGGATAAAATAGCTACTATCAAAAACAAATTTCTTGGAAAATGTATTAATGAGAATATTGATAATCCACAATTAAAAATCGTTGCGTCTCGTGCTGCATGGCTTGGTAACGATCAAACCCATTATGAGCAGCGTTTTGACGATAGGGATATATCTGATCTAAAGCGAATGATCCGCTTAACTGTTCATTGGATATCCCTGATTAAAGAAACTGAAGAGGCTGAGATGATTCAACCACGCTGACAACACCTTCATGGGAAAAGTAGCATATCCTGTCAGCATATTCTCCAGAATAAAAGTACGCACATGGTTCTCCAGTTACGGGACTATAGCCTACTACAATCCCTTGACCTGCATTTTTGTGCGTTATAATCTTTCCAAGCCAGTCCAAACCAATTTTACTTACGGTCACAGCCGCCTGCTTCGCTTCCGGAGCAAGCGGCTTTTCTGTTTCATGCAACTTATACATCTCTCACGCCCCCTATTCTTCTGTTTCTTCAGCGAATAAATAATCAATGGTCAATGTTGGAAACGCACGTTTTTTGATTGCATACATTTCACTTCTTTTAAATTCTGTTGTTCCGTTCACTTTGTTTTTTAACGATTCATAATTAATGCCAGATAATTCAGACAATGCCTTTATGGTAAGTTTCTGCCTGGCCATTTCTGCGTTCAAGTTCGGAAACATCAATTGCACCTCCTCTTATATTACCCTGTATCGTAATTCTCTTTCATGTTATACCCCGCATCGTAATTTGTCAACCCTAAAGCGTAACTTTTTTATTTTGTGGGGTATTTTATTACTTTACAAAGTAATTTTATTGGTGTATATTCAATACAAGGAGGATTTGAAGATGTCATTTACAGAGAAACTAGATACACTAATGGCAGAACGCCACATCAATAAATCCATATTGTCTAAAGAAGCCGAAATTCCATATACAACAATTGATGGTTTTTACAAAAAAGGCAGTGATAACATAAAACTATCAACACTTCGAAAATTGGCTTCATATTTTAACTGCACATTGGATTATCTTGTTGATGATGAAAATACTGGTTCTATGCCGACAACAATTGCGGCTCACTTTGATGGCAATGACTTTACCGACGAAGAAATGGAGGATATTCTGGCTTATGCAGAATTTGTAAAAAACAGACGTAAGTAGAGGTGATATGATTGACCGAAACCGAAAAACTGGAACAGGAAGCCTATGAGCACAATGTCCCAGTCGATTACATAAAATTCCGGAGCGAACGGATCAACGGCCTGTATGTAGATGGGTCCATTGCTCTGAGAGACGGAATGACCGCGGCCCAGACAGCTGACACCCTGGCCGAAGAACTGGAGCATCACTATACTACCGTTGGCAACATCCTGGATCTAAACAGCGTGGCCAACCGGAAACAGGAACGCCTTGCACGGGTCCGGGCTTATGATCGCCGTATTGGACTATCCGGAATTATCCAGGGATACCGCTCTCACTGTCAGAACCGTCATGAGCTTGCTGAATGTCTTGGCGTATCCGAAGAGTTCCTAGAAGAAGCGCTGCAGTATTACAAAGAGAAATATGGTTGCTTTGTAAATCTGGATGGATATGTTATTGCTTTTGTACCGGTTCTGGGTGTGTATGAAAAATTCTAAAACTTTCACGTAGAAAGGAGTATTTATGATAACATTCTCTTTGGGAACTGGCGAACCATTAAAAAAACAGCCTCGCAATAAAGGAAAAAACCTCATCTTAATTCCAGGAACTTATTGCGTCATTGATATCGAAACAACCGGACTTTCTCCAGACTTCGATTCTATCATTGAAGTATCTGCAGTCAAATACCGCAATGGTCAGGAAACCGATCATTTCACATCTTTGATTAAACCAGAAGATACTTACGATGACGGCAGCTATATTGATGAATTTATAGAAGAACTGACCGGTATTACCAATGAAATGCTTTCTACTGCTCCTAATCCGGTCATTGTACTTAGACAGCTTAAAGATTTTCTTGATGATAATATTTTAATCGGGCACAATGTGAACTTTGATATTAACTTCTTATACGATAATTTTACACGTTACCTCTCAGAGCCATTTACAAATGACTTTGTTGACACTATGCGGATTTCTCGCATGCTTCATCCAGAAGAACGTCATCATCGTTTAAAGGATTTGTCTGAACGGTACAACATCGATTATTCCAACGCGCACCGTGCTCTGGCGGATTGTTATTTAACGCAGGCATGCCTTGAGCACTTGAATGCGGAAATATTACAGACCTATGGTGATTTCCAGCACTTTATTGATTCACACAAGCGCAATAGCGCTCTTAAAGCTGCAGATATTACCACGTCCAATGAAAAATTTGATATAGCACATCCGCTTTATGGTAAGGTGTGTGTATTTACTGGTACACTTGAAAAAATGCCCAGAAAGGAAGCCATGCAGCTTGTTGCTGATGTTGGCGGCATAAACGCTGATTCAGTAACCAAAAAGACAAATTTTTTAATTCTTGGTAATAACGATTACTGTCCACTTATAAAAGATGGAAAAAGTAATAAACAGAAAAAAGCTGAAAAGTTAAAGTTGGAAGGCAATGACATTGAAGTGATTCCAGAAAATGTTTTTTATGATATGTTCGAAAATAATAATTAAATGTAAAGGAGGTATCTATGAATCAGGATGAATTTGAAGCCAAAGTGAAAGCTATACATGAACGCGTATTATCAAAAAATAGCTCTGCTGAGAAAGAAAATACCTATACCGAATCTTTATTTGAATCAATAAAGCACATTAATGAATATGGACAAGAAGTTTGGTATGCAAGAGAATTAGCCAAAGTTCTGGATTATAAAGATTTCAGAAACTTCGAACTCATTATATTCAAAGCCATGGAAGCGTGTCGAAATAGTGAAAACGAAATTTCCGACCATTTCGGCGAATTCACCGAGATGGTCCCCATTGGTTCAAATGCAAAAAGAGGTTTCAGAAGCTACCAAATATCACGTTACGGTTGCTATCTAATTGTAATGAACGGCGATCCGCAAAAAGAAATTATTGCGCTTGGTCAGACTTACTTCGCTTCAAAAACAAGACAGCAAGAATTACTAGAAAACTATGACGAACTCACTGATGATCAAAAGCGCTTAGCAATCCGTCAGGAACTGAAAGATCATAATAAATCACTGGCAGATGCAGCTCATGACGCAGGCGTTATTAAACCCATGGATTATGCAATATTCCAAAATAAAGGATATCAGGGTCTTTATGGTGGATTGTCAAGAAAAGATATACATGCCAAGAAACAGCTCAAAAAAAACCAAGATATCCTAGATTATATGGGACACGAAGAATTGGCCGCCAATTTATTCCGTGCCACTCAAACAGAAGCTAAACTTCGAAGAGATCACGTCCAGGGGAAAGAAAATGCCAATCAGACGCATTTTGAGGTAGGAAAAAAAGTACGGCAAACCATAGCCGATCTTGGAGGCACTATGCCAGAAAATTTACCTACACCAGCAAAAAGCATCAAACAACTGGAACGCGAACAACAGAAACGCCTTAAATAGCAAAACCGCCCGGTATTGGCGTACCGAACGGCTTTACATAGATTTTCTCTTGCCGGATACCCGGAAAAGATATCTATATGGATTTTTCGCAAATTCATTATATCATTTTCCTGGGCGTCCTGCAAGGGGCGTGATTTTTATACCCATTTTTAAAGGGATCGATATCGACCCCTTTTACCGTTGCGACATCGCAACACCACAGGAGGATGATATACCATGGCAAAAGCCAAATACAAAAAAGGCAAGGATGGCCGCTGGCAGACAAAGGTCTGGGACGGCACCTATGGCCCTGATGGCATAAAACATTATGTCCCCGTGTATTCCACAAAATCCAGCGGTGATCTGGAGAAAACCGTCAATAAAATGAAAGCGGATGTGGAAAACCGGAAGTATGTACGGCCAACAGAGCAGGACTTTGTTGAGTATGCAAAAGAATGGCTGAAAACTTATAAAGTCGGCCGCGAAAAGGCCACAAAGGCTATGTACACCAATATTATTGACGTGCACTTCAAGCCGCTGAAAGGAATCAAGCTGACCGATATCCAGAAAAAACACTTTCAGCAGATTATCAATAATGCTTATAAAATGCCGCGCACTTGTCAACAAATCAACATTACTTTCCACCAGGTTATTCAGAACGGTATCCAGGAGAAATTTTTTCCGGCAGATGCGCTTACGGAGATCTGCAGCAACATCGACATCCCCAAATATAAGCCAAAAGAGAAGCGCCCTCTGACCGCCCTGGAGAAGACTGGAATCAAGTCAGCAGACCTGTCTCCGATGGAAAAGACCTTTGTCCTTCTCATCTTCGGCACCGGCCTGCGCCGTGGGGAAGCCCTGGCACAGACTACAACCAGCATTAACCTGCAGGCCAAGACATTGTCCGTCACTCAGGCCGTAGGCTTTGACGGCAACAATCCTTACATCAAGGATACCAAAAACCTCCGGAAGCGCACCGTGCCGCTCCCTGGCTATCTGGTTGAGCAGCTGCAGAGCTATTTACGTTCCATTCCGGGTCCTTATCTCTTCACCAAGCAGGATAGCACTCTCATGACCAAATCCAGCTATGTCAAGATGTGGGCGCGGATCGTAGACAAGATTAACCTTGCCGCCGGCGGCACTGATGAGCTGCGTGTAGTCTTTAATCTGACCGCTCATGTATTCCGGCATAATTACTGCACCAACCTCTGCTACCAGATCCCGAAGATCAGCATTAAGAAAATCGCTGCCCTGATGGGAGACACAGAAAAGATGGTCATTGAAGTCTATAATCACATCATGGAAGAGAAAGAAGATGCCGCTGCAGTCGTAGAAAATGCTCTGAATCTTGAAGAAAATTTTGAAGATGAAATGAAGATAAAGCCCCTCCGAAAAGGGTCTGAAGATACGAATAAGATAAGTAAAACCGGATAAAATCGGTTAAAACAGGATATACGAAAAATGGCTTAAATCCTAGATTCTTTAAGGATTTAAGCCATTTACAATACTGAGCGTGCGGGGATTCGAACCCCGGACAACTTGATTAAAAGTCAAGTGCTCT